GTGGAACTTCATGGGGTGGGTGTGGCGCTGTCGAGCGCGTCGTAGTGGTAGAAGGCAGAGGCCCAGTCGGAGTAGTCGGAGTCCTCGGGGAAGGGGTAGTCCTCGTCAGCCCAGTCGGATTCGTGCATTCCGCAGGGGGAATACCAGCCGCCCTCGTCGGCGGTCCAGTTGGCGGCTGTGCGAGCTTTTGAGACTCGACGGTCGTTGATCATCTCAGCGATGACAGCGTCGAGGTGGTCGTACCAGTTGGGGCGCTGCTCGAGTTGGAGCAGGTTGAAGGTGGGGTCGTTCATTCGCCAAGGTGAATCAGGTGGGCTTCGAGGTACTTCTGCACCGCATTCAGGTGTTCGCGCATCTGGACACGTTGTTCCGCTGCTTGTGGCCAGGCGCCGGGGCCTTGCACGTAGTAGTCTCTGGCGTTGTGTTCGATTTCGCCGAAGGAACGGATAGCGTCCTGGAGCTTGCGATAGGCGGCGAAGTAGCCGTCAGCGAGCATCTTGCGCGATGTGCCGTTCAGGTGAACGGTGGGAAGGGTGAGGTTACTCATCAGATAGCAGGCTCAATGGCCATAGAAAGGGTGTACTCGTTGTCGGGATCTAGGTGGCTGACTATCCATTCATCAGGCGTAGAACAGTCGATCTCGATGGTGGTGCCGTCAGGGAGCTCGATGTGCTCGATGCGGCCGGGGGTGATCTGCATGACTCAGGCCTCGGTGTGGGTGTAGAAGAAGCTGCCGGGACCAAAGTCCTCGAGCAGGTGGGGGAACGCAGCCTCGATGCGGCGGCGGTTGGCGGCGTCGCCTTTGAACCAGGCGCAGAAGCCACCGCCGTGGCGTTGCATGGCGAGGAAAGTGCGCCACTGGTCTTGAGGCGTGAGTGTGACGAAGGTTGCGGGGCTCATGGGCGGTAGTTGGTGGTGAGGGCGACGTAGACGGTGGGGTTGTCGGTGGCCAGGCCTTCGGCCTGTTCGCGGAGTTGGGTTTTGCGGAGGGCCTCCATGGCGGCCTCGGTTTCGGGGGTGTAGGTCCACTTGTGGCGGACCTTGCGGGTGACGACGAGGTCGCCCTGCTCTATGCGGTCGAGGTCGAGGCGCTGCATGCGCTCACACAGCCATTGGCGGTGAGCGGTGAGCTTGGCGGTGAGGCGCTGGGCTTCGAGCTGGAGCTCGTGAGCGTCAGCCAGGCGGCGGCCGATGGAGCCGGCGGGGCTGTAGCTGCGGACTTTGGTGGAGTTACGCATGGATTAGAGAGAACGTGCAGAGATTAGCAGCTTCGCTGCGATGTGTGCAACTTGTGCACTCAGGGGCCTGTGGTGGCTGCCGGGACGACCGGCAGCGCCACGGGGGTTTGGCGGTGAAGCTGCTGGCCGTGGTTGATGGCCAGGGCAGCGAGGGCGAGGCCGGCGAGGAAGCCGGCCACGTGCTCGGGGTGGAGGCGGGTCATGAGCATTTGGAGGCAGCGGTGGTGGAGCGGCCACCGTGGGCGGGGAAGGTGACCACGAAGTCGCGGTCAGCGCGGGAGCAGAGCGGGGTGCCGCCGCCGCAGGTGGCGCACTGCGTGGGACTACCGTCGAAAGTGGCGGGGCACTGGCGGAACTTGACGCCGCGGTAGGTGAAATGTGGTGGGGCGTCCTCGGGGACGACGCAGACCGTGGGGTAGCCGCGGCGGGCGAGGCGAGCGGCCTCGGTGCGCGACTCGGTGGACAGGTTGACCGTGAAGCCGCGGCGCAGGGCGCTGCGGATGGCGGCGAGGTTGGCCATGTCCGCAGCGTGGTGGGTGTAGGTCCAGGCAGCACCAAGGTGCGCCGTGGCGTCGGCCAGGCGACGCAGCAGGGCTGCATGGATGCGGCCGGCCTCGTGCCAGAGGTCGCCGGCTACGTCGTGGCGGAACAGGCTGCCCGGACGCAGCCGGGCTACCTGAGCGACGAACTGCTCGGGTGGGACGCCGCGGGTGCCGGCGGTGACAGCGTCCCAGTGCTGGCGGGTGTAGTAGCCAGCGTCGGCATAGCAGCCGCCGTCGCCGGCGAAGGGGCAGGTGGAGGGGCAGCTGCCGCGGGCCGTGGTGGACACGGCGATAGGGCCGGTCTTCGTGTTGGAAGATCGGACGGTGAGGGCTGAGTGCATGCTGGTTACAGCTTGTGAAGGGAAGGCGCGAAGCGCCCAGAGAGCCCACCGGTGGGGAAGGGCTCTGGGGGTGCTTCAGGCGATGGCGTCCAGGGCTTGACGGTCTTGCCAATCGGACGCCTGGAGCACGGGAGTGCCGCGCTCACGAGCGAGGTCACCGACCTCGGAGTCGGACATAGAGTCCAAGGCCTCCCATTCGGCCTCGGTGAGCGCGGCGTCGGGAACCAGCACGCAGGTGCTGGCGGTCAGCACCGTGCCGGTGCTGGTGTCGATGATGAGCATGTCAGGCGCGGGGGTCGGGGGTGAGGCCGAGCTCGTGGAGGATCTGGCCGGTGGTGGAGTAGGGGGAGGCTGCGGCGATGGCGCCACAGAAGCGCCAGCAGCGGAAGGTGGCCGACCAGTAGAGGTCGGAGCGGTCGATACCAACCGAGGCGAGTTGCTCGGCGGTGACAGGAGGGACCGCGACTGCGCGGAAGTGGGTCTTCATTGGTGGTAGTTCAGAGCGAGGTCCTTGATCTGGTCGATGTAGTCCTGGACGGTGTCGAACTCGTCCTCGGTGCAATAGCCGTCGTAATGGAGCTGATTTGCACGGGCGAAGTACTTAAGGAGGGCGTCAAAGTCCTCGGGGTGGATAGGGAGCGCGGTCATGGTCAGCGGTTGCGAAGGGCGGGGGGAAGGGTGCGGTTGCGGCGGGTGAGCTCCATCCCGTAGGTGGAGGCCTGGTCCAGGTAGTAGCCCTCACGGGCGGGATTCCAACCGCGCATGCCGGCGGCTGCCTGTTGGCAGTCGGCGATTATGTAGCGGAGGGAGTAGGCGTCGAGGGTGCCCGCGTGGGACTCCCAGCGAGCGAAATCGTGCTCGCTGGCGTGGTTGGTGATCATCAGATACGCTCCGCTTTGAGATCGCAGAGGAGATCACGGCATTCGTCGGTTGTCATGCGACGGATCAGGGCTTTCGCTAGGTAGTCGCCCATACCATGATCTTCGATTAGTTCGAAGAACTTTTCACGGGTCGATTGACCCATAACTAGGTCGTACATAGTAAAACTCACTGTGAAATTAAGCGAATACGGTGCGATACCACTTACTTGTCCAGACGCACAGGGCGCCGGAGATGTAGACGGCATCGCAGAACGCGATGCGGTAATGAGGTGAGCCCCAGTGCCCGTAGGGCACGATGGCTTGCGCCACAAGGCGCTCAATGCGCCTTGCGCGCATGCCGTGGAAACGGGAAGGCCCGTGGGCCTTCAGGTAGCGGGCATAGAGCCCGATTGCGTAGCTGCGATCGGCAAGGTTCATGGCAGATACTCACTGCGAGAGAACAGAGATGCAAAGCACCTCAGCCAAAACACCCCCGGACGCAGTACGCCCGGGGGAAGGTTTGGGGGAGATGATTTGTGCCTGGCAGAGCCGTTTGCCAGGGCTTATCCCGCGCTAGTGACGCCGCGCATGCTTGCTTTTTTCGCGGGGGGCGGACTCTCAGAGCCGTAGTGACAGGCCAAGCGTTAAGGGGCTGGCGCACCATGTCTGCCGTTACGGCAGACACAAGGGAGGCTGTCACCCCTCCCGGTTATTTGCACCATGTGCCGTCCGTTGCGCCCGAGGAACCGCCTTTTCTCCACCACACCCTTGACGTCGAATCACGACGCTCCGTCCTGCAGCCCTCCCCGCCTCCCGTGCTCGGCAGCTGTTCTGCCTTCGGGAATTACTGGTTCGCACTACGCTCCGGTCAGATGCGGGGCCGTACGCCCATCGCAACTTTCGTTAGGCAAAGATCAGGGGCCGCCCCACGCTACTGGGGTTAGGGCTGATCTCAGCACATAGCTATCGCTCCGGGATCCGCCCGGCCGTCCGCGCTTAATCGGCTGCGCGCTGTGGCTTAACTCATTGGCTGAGCTCCTGTGGTGGTTTGACTCTTCAAGGATTGCACAGAACCTGAGCTCTGTCAACCCTACCGGCCGGAACCGGGCCAGCACGCAGCCGCGGGGAGCTGGCCTGTGGCCTAGGCTCCGCAGGACGGCTGTGCCCTGACGTCCTAAAAGATTGCACGGATCCGAGGATCCGTCAACCAACCCGTTACGTCTGGCGAGACAGCCGAAGCCGCTTGCCAGGTAGGGGTGAAACGCGCATGATGTGCGCGTGTGAACCAGTATTGCACGGCCTGGCCAGCACGTCAAGCCGATCCGTTGAGTCTCATGAGTCTCACTGCGCCGCAGGCAATCTCAGTTGAGTCTCACCAGGCGCAGCCTGAGACAGGGGCGGAGCATGTATATGTCGGGGGGTACCCTAGAAAAAATGTATGTGTATGTAGTTGCTACAAACCTATTCGTTAAAGGCTTCTTTATTAGCGGCTAGCTGCACACGCAACTTATTCATCGCTTTTTTGTAAACAGTAGAGATGCACTGGCGTGACATACCGAGCTCGGTGGAGAGTTCTTGTCGGCTGCACTTATCGAAGTGAATGCCTTGCAGCACGCGAAGCTGCTGGGGGTCGAGGGAAGCGAGAGCGTCGTTGAGGAGGTTGTCACGCTCGGTGAGAGCCAGAGCAAGCTCGGGGCTTTCGGCGGGGGTGGGGTCTGAGCTGGTCAGCACGTCGAGCAGCGTTGCGTCCGAGAGCTGGCAGAGGGAGTCGATCGAGGCGCAGTCGGTGATTGTGCAGTGAGCGAGGGTTTCGCTGATGCGTGCTGGGGGAAGCTCGAGGAGTTCGCTCAGCTCGTGGACTGTGGGGGAGCGGCCGTGCTCGGGGATGAAGCGTCCGATGGCGCGCTTGATCTTGAAAGCTGTGTCCTGCACGTTGATCGGCAGGCGGATGGTGCGGGAGGAGTTGTAGATGGCGCGGCTGATGGATTGGCGGATCCACCAGTAGCTGTAGGTGCTGAAGGCGTAGCCCCGGGTGGGGTCGAATAGCTCGATGCCTCGGATCAGGCCGAGGCTGCCTTCTTGGATGAGGTCGCTGAGGTCGAGTCCTCGGTGCTGATAACGCTTCGCAATCGCAACTACCAGGCGGAGGTTGGTGGCGACCATGAGGTCGAGGGAGCGTCTGCCGCGGCGGGCGATGTGAGGAGGTGCGGCGTTGCGATCGGGTTGATCGGCTCCGGGAGGGGTGTAGCGGATCCATTCCTGGATGCGGTAGGCGTGCCGCAGCTGGACCTCCAAAGAGAGGACGGGGTAGCGAGCGATGTCGTTCAAGTACTGGGTCAGAAGTTCCGACATGACTCGGGGTGGCGTCAGAGGCGGACGTTAATGTGGATGTGATACTTGGGGTTTTTGGAGCCGAAGCGGTCAATTCGGTTCACTTCGATGTTATCGATGGACACTTCGCTTATCGAGCTGAAATCGTTAAGGACATTGGCTATGTGTTGTTCGAGGTACAGCACATGCTGACGCAGTTCGGGGACGGTTAAAGAGCTCATTGGGCGGGTGTTGTTTTTGTGTTGCAGAGCACAGCATCAACTGCGCTGCGGAGATCGTCAACAGAGCTGTTGTTGTGGATGACTTGGTGGAAGCCGAGGGAGTAATCGTGGTTGGGGTCGTTGAAAGGGAGGAGGTGGTCGAGTCCGCCCTCGGAGGCGTGGTCTGTGTCGAGCTCGATGTCGGGTCGGGTCACTTTCCAGAGCTGGGCGTCGAAGCGGCTGAGGAGGACAGCTTCGTTTTCGTAGCGGACGTCATCGACGACAACGTTCTCGATGCCGCCGACGCGGAGGCGCATGTAGCGAGTGGCCCAGCAGCGGAGCCAGAGTTCGGGGTGTACGCATTGGCGGCCCCATTCGGTGCCGAGGGTGCGGAGGAGGTGGCGGGCGTCGACGCGACTGTCAATCTCGGGGATGGGGGCGTTTTTGTCGTTGTGGGTGAGGGAGTAGGCGTCGCCGGGGTTGTAGCCGAACTCAATGAGGAGGGTGCTAAGCATGGCTTTCAGAGGCGCGGCGAAGCTCAGGCGAGCAAAGCCGTGCTGTGCGATCAGGTGATCGGCAATTGTGGATTTGCCACTTCGGGGCGCGGGAGAGTAAATAGCGACGAGCATGGTTATTTGTTGGTGAAAAAGATGCGGGACGGTATTAAGGTGAAAATGAACCAGGTGTAGACGCAGTCAGCGGCGTCTTTGTAGCTTTCGGGGGGTGTATCTCCATTGTTGTCGGGATCGCCTAGTGCGTTCCAGAGAAGCTTTGCAATATTGTTTATGTGAGCGTCTACTATTTCTGGGTTTTTTAGGAAAACACTGATAGATAGCAGGGTGTGGGCTGCGGTTACCTCAGGGCTGAGGCCGAACTCGGTGAGGGCTGCGTAGATCTCGGTGGTGTCCGGTGTGGAGGAGTTGAGCAGTTGCTCGGTGTCCATGCCGAGTTTGTTTGCACGCTGGGTGATCAAGGAACCGGCGATTACGTCGCTGACGATGCCGTGCATAGGGTTTTCGCTTTGTTGAGTCATGCGCGGGAGCGGGTGAAACGTTTGATGCGGGCTTCAAAGTGCTTCATGTACTGATGCAGCTGGCGAGTGGATAGTTCTTCTATCTGAGGGGCTTCGTCGGGTATCGCTACGACGATCAGGGCGCGGGTAATGTTTAGACCCTGTGGTTTGTAGACGTAGTTGGCGGCGGCGGTGTACGCAGCGACCTGCAATGCGTACTCGTACATCTTCGCTGGGTTGCGGACTTTATCTGCTGTCTTCCAGTCGAGTAGGGACGGTTGTTCACCGTCGTCGTCGAGGTAGGCGATGCAGTCAAAGGTGCCGGCGTAGCGGAGCGGGTGATAGATGGCGCCCTCGCAGACCAGGTTGCGGCGAATGCGGTCGAGGAAGCTGCGGGTGCTCTTCCAGTACGGGGTGTTGAGAAAGTCGAAGGCGGGCTCGGTGCCGTCGAGTAGGAAGCGCTCGATGGCGTCGTGGTGGCGGGTGCCGCGGAAGCTGGCCAGGTTGCAGATGGCGTCGGCGCGGGCTTCACCGATAGATTCGCGCCACTGCTGGAGGCCGGTGTTGTCGCGGGTGCCGCTGAGGATGGTAGTGACGGAGCTGCAAGCACCAATTGGGGTGCTGTAGCTGCGCTCGCCGTTGGCATGAGAACGGACAGGCTCGAACTTGGGGAGAGCTCGGATGGCGTCAGATGTCATAGGGAACGCCGTCGATGGGCATGAGGAGGGCGTTGGCGTCGCATTTGAAGACTTGCATGAGATCGACGAGAACGTTCGGATCGATGAGCTTGGTCTTACCGCTGGCCATCCGGCCAAGGGAGTAAGGGGAGATTCCTGAGGCCTCGGAAACGTCTCGAAGGGTGAGCTGGGTGCGGAATAGATGAAAGCGGATGTTTCGCCCGAGCAGCTGTGTTGCTTCCATAGGTAGTCAAAAATAAAGGGGGGAGTTTTGGCTCCCCCAGTGCAGTTAGACAGAGGAGCTGCCGAAAGGATCTTCGTTGTCGAAGAGACGTGTCAAGTCGCACTCGAGATCATCGAAGCGTGCTTGCAGGGCTGGCTTCACCTCTTTAGGCGGTGCAGCTACGAGGGTGTATTCGGTCTTGATTCCTTCTCCTTTTTTGGAGATCTTGATGTCGTAGTTTGTGGGGTCGCCGTAGTCCTCGTCAGCGATGTACTTGAACAGCTGATCCATCAGAGTTTTTTGTGTCATCTGGAGGATCTTGAAGTCATCAGAGGCGTAGTCATAGACAACACCGGCAAGAAAGCGCTTGATGGTTTGGTAGCCTTCTTGTTGCCTGATGTTGGCGGGGAGCTCTTCCGGTTTGGTTTCCCAGCGGATGGGCTTGTTGTCAACGGTCCAAGCCTCGAAGCCGGTGAGGCCTGAGCCGAAGAACCGCAGACGGGTTTCTTCTGTGAACTTGGACGGGTTGAGGTAGCGGCCGGAGCCGGAGGCCTCCTTGGAGATCTCCTCGATGGCTGCGGCTGAAAGAAAACCTGACATGTGGCGAAGTCCCTTAAGTAGTGGGTGATGTGCCAGAAGCGGAGGGTTTCCTCGCTTCATGAGCAGATCATAAGGGGTAGGCGAGGGTCTGTCAACATGTACGTGGGAATACACAGTTATCTGCGAGTCTTACAAGACTCATGCGGGGTCGTTGCCGTCCGCGGCTGCTCTGGGTACGTTGAGCTACGGCCAATAAAAAACCCCCCGCTGGTGGCGGAGGGTGGTGGCCTTCACTTGCAACCAAAGCCTAATGGACAAACAAAAGAAAAGCAATGGTTCGGATCTTCTCAAGGGCCGGGCTATTGAATTGCTGCGGCGTGATGTTTTTCCTGATGGGTGGTCATTTGTGCCAGTAGCTGGCAAAGCCACCTATGTCAAGGAATGGAGCACAAAACCGCTGACGCGGGTTGAGTGCATGACGGCGTACCAGCTCAGGCAGGACTATGTGGGCCTGGGAGTGGTGACAGGGTCATTCTCGAGGGGGCTGATCGCTCTTGATATTGATGGGGAGGCTGCTGACTCGCGCTACAGGGAAGCTGCGGGTAAGGAGTACGAGCCGTATGGCGAAGAGAAAACGATGTCATGGACATCAGGTAAGCCGGGGCGGCGCCAGATTCTGTACCAAGTGCCTAAAAGTCTTGTACCTGAGCTGCAGGAACTCAAAACGCTGATTCTGCGTACAGACGATGGCGAGTGGCATGCGGGGCATGGAGATACCAACCGGGGAGCTGGTGGTGTACTCGACCTCGAGAGTGGTGAAGCTTACGAAGAGGTTGTGCTGCGCTTCAACGCCTGCCAGAGCGTGGTGCCTGGATCGCCGCATCCGGACACCAAGAAGCCTTACAGCTTTCTGAACTACAACGACGGTAAGGTGGCGACGGCGCCGCAGTGGGTGCTGGATGTGCTGCGCCCGTACAGGAAGCCAACGCAGTGGCTGTCCGAGGCTGAGCAGAAGCAGCTGATAGAAGACATCGGCGGACATACGGCGGTGCCGTCCAGGCAGATCCGCGGGTGGTTCTTCAAAGAAGAGGTGCAGGCGTTGCTTCAGCCTCGGCTGGAGAAATTGATCTTTCAGCATCCGGTGTTCGACGAGTACGGATGGAAGCGCCGGGGAGGGGATAAACCGCAGCGCATGAGTGGGTGCCCGTGGCATGGAGGGCGCAGCGGAACCACGTTTCAGTACGCGGAGGAAACTGGCTGCTGGGACTGCAAAGCATGCGGGGTCGGGGGAGACGTTCTCGACTTTGTGCACAAGATCCGCACGAAGGACATGCACGCGGATCGGCCTACAGGGCCTGATCTTGAGGCGTATGTGGCGGAGATTGCGACCGAGCTCGGGTACGACTATCCAGCGTGTGCGACGGCGACGGAGGTCACCATCAAGGATGCGCCGCTGAAGCGGCTGTCCGGCCAGGACTTCTTCACGGCGGCCGAGAAGATCATCAACAGCTACGACAACGCCGAGCTCGCGCACTACCAGCTGATGGAGCTGGTGAGGGACTCGGGGCTGACGCACGTCTACAAGTCAGGGCCGCAGGTGGAGTCGGCGTTGGAGCGCTTCTTGCTGCACCAAGAGCAAGTGGAAGAAGATCCCAAGTGGCAGGAGAAGGTGCGCGGGCAGCGGGACTATCTGATTCCGGATTTTGTGTCAGCACCGAGCTCGATACTTTTGCATGCTCGGGGCGGCATGGGTAAGACCAGGCTTGCGGTGCTGCTGGCGAAGATTGTGGGCCAGAAGCTGCCGATGAAGGTGCGGGGCCTGAAGGTGGAGCCGACGGTCTCGGGGAATGTGCTGTTCATTGGCAACGACATGTCGATGACGGACTACGCGGAGTACCTGGATCAGCAGGGGATCGACTCAACGGGGGCGGACTCGTGGTTCCGGTTCAAGCCGCAGTGGCAGCAGAGTCAGTACAGGGTGCTGCTTAGGTGGCTGCAAGAGATCAAGCCTGTGCTGGTGGTGGTCGACTCGCTGACATCGGTGAGCACGATGATCGCGGCCAAGGAGTACGAGAAGGAGTACTCGAACACGCTATACCGGTTGGCGCGGGAGAACGGAACGGCGTTTCCAGCGACGACGTTTCTGTGGATTCACCACAACACGAAGGATGGGACGAAGTTTCGCGGGACCGACACGCTGCGGAATGCGGTGCACGAGACCTGGGAGCTGAAAGAGCTCAGCGATGAGGAGCGGGCTCAGTACGGCGACCACGCGCTCATCCTCGAGATCGACAAGAGCCGCGGCATGCGGGGCGGTGATCGCTTTTTGGTGCAAGAAGACATTGAAGAGGCGCTGAGTATTGAGGATCTGACGCCGACGGTGACCCGGGAGAACGGAGGGAATGGGGATGAGACGCCACGGACGATCGTTCTCGGGATCCTCAAGGAGGCAGAGGGGCCCCTGACAGCCAAGGAGTTGCGCTACCAGCTCAACAGCCGCCTGGCGGGGCGTAGGGGGCCGGGGACGATCGTGAGCGAGAAGACGGTGAAGCGGTGGGTGCAGAGGTGGGTTGTTGCCGGCCTCGTGGAGGAATCGAAGGTGAGACAGGCGGGAACGAAAGGTGGTAGGCCTTGCATGGGTTTTTCTGTCAAGCGTTCTATATACGAGCCACGGAGTGTCCAAAACCTTCCTTCTTTCTTTGAGACTCCTTCTAGTGGAAGGGGTTTGAGTTTTGGACACGAGGACGGGAAAAATGTCCAAAACCCCGAAGTGTCCGAAACCTCCGAGGGTGAAGTGGTACAGCAGGGCACAGTCTCAGGTAAGACGCATGAGACACCAGAGTTTGTGGAAAAACTGGGGAAAAACCCCCCTGAAGAGGGCCCTGAGGTTTTGGACATTTCGGACACAGAAGAGGGGTTGTCCAAAACCTCCGAGGCTGAAACCGTTTCCAGCACAGGCGTTTCGGAAAATCGTTCCGAGGTTTTGGACATTTCCTCGGAGGTATATAGGAAGCCCGTTTCTACGCAGGACTATGGAGACTGGGAGGAAGACTGGTAATACGACTCAATCTCAGCGCCAGGAGGGCTCTTCACCGAGCTCGGCCTGGCCGCTGGGTGGTGCCGTCGGAAGCAGCAATGTCGCTATGAAGCTGCGAGCTTCAAAGTGAGACTTGACGAGCGTCTTTGCCAAAGCTTTTAGCTCTGCTATATTGCTACAGTCATCGATCTGCCTTAGCGCTGACTCAACAGCAAAGCTACGAGTAAGATCGTCCACATCAAAATCGCAGTTAGCCAAGTATGCCGTCGACTGAGACACTCGCCCACATGCAAGCATTAGAAAATGTTGATTTCGATTTCATACGTGGCCCGCAAGCGGCTTCGCTGCTGAAGCGGCGCGTTACCGAGCTCGGTGAGGCTGACGGCCCGCTGGGGGTAGACACAGAGACGACAGGGTTGGATCCACTGGCGAATCGCGTGCGTCTCATTCAAGTCGCAAGCTGCGACTACGCCCTCGTGGTCGATGTAGAGGGATGGCGCACTGAGGGCGAACGGCAGCTGCCTTGGGATGCACCAGGGTTGCGGGAGCTGAAAGCGCTCCTCGAGGGTTCGCAGAAGAAGGTGCTGCAGAACGCCGCGTTTGACTTGAACTTCCTCGCGGGCGAGGGTGTCGAGCTCGGAGGATCGGTGTTTGACACGATGATCGCCGCCAAGGTGGTCAACAACGGCACGGGGGCAAAGAACGACCTCGGGAGCCTGGTGAACCGAGTGCTGAAGGTGCCGCTGCCGAAGGAGCTTCAGAAGGCGGACTGGGGTGGCGAAATCTCGGATGAGATGGTGCGTTATGCGGCGCGGGACGCGGTGTGCTTGCCGCGGATGGTGGCTCCGCTGGTGGCAGCGCTGCGGGGTGCGGAGGTTGCGCCCTCGGTGACGCTGTGGGACGTTTTCAAGCTGGAGATGAAGGCGTTGCGGCCGATTGCGCGCATGCAGTGGAATGGGTTTGGGTTTGATGCGGTGGCTGCCGCGGCTTTGCGGGTCTCATTGCAAGACCATGCTGAGACTCTTAAGGCACACTTTCTTGAGGCGCTGGATGCCGCGATCAAGGCGGAGCATCCAGATGAACCGAGCGTGTGGCTGCCTCGCGATGACGACGGCACGCTGAACACACGGGAGAAGGACTCGGGGTCGATTCGCAAGGGGACGAAGCGTTACAAGGGTTTCAATCCGCGCTCGCCGAAGCAGATGGCGGAGCGGTTTGAGATGGCGGGGATTCTGCTGCCGCCGGACCAGAAGGGGGCACCGAGCCTGGATCAGAACCTATTGGCGTTTCTGAAGGGGGAGTACGAGCTCGTAGCGATGTACCTCGAGTGGAAGACGGCTGTGACTCGTGTGTCGCACATTGAGAAACTGTTGGATTCGATTGGGCCAGATGGGCGGATCCATGCGGGGTATAGGCAGATGGGGACGGAAACTGGGCGCCTGAGTTGTTCTTCGCCGAACCTCCAGCAAGTGCCTCGTGAGGCGGAATTTCGGTGTTTGTTTCGAGCTCGAGATGGACACAAGCTCGTTGTGGCGGACTTCAGCCAGGTGGAGCTGCGGGTGGCAGCGGAGCTTTCCGGGGAAGAGCGGATGCGGGCGGCTTACAAGGCAGGGAGAGATCTGCACACAGAGACTGCAGCGTTGGTTACGGGTAAAAGTGCAGATAGCATTACAAAGAAAGAACGTACTTCGGCCAAGTTGTGTAACTTTGGGCTATTGTATGGAGCTGGTGCTGCTACTTTAAGGAAGCAAGCTGTTGCACAGTATGGCGTAGATATGGAGCTAGAAGAGGCACAGGAACTGGTAACTGGATTTAGAGAAGCGTACCCACAGCTGTATGAGTGGCAGATGCAAGAAGGTAATAAGACAACTAAGGGTGTATTTACACGATATGGTCGACGCAGGATATTGACAGGCTTCAACGACAAGTACACTACGCGCATCAACACACAAGTGCAGGGGACTGCAGGAGACATTGCCAAGATCGCCCTCGCAATGATCTGGGACCAGATTCAGAAGGCAGCGCCCGGTGAGGCGCTGTTGATTGCCATGGTGCACGATGAGATCGTTCTCGAGGTCGTGCAGGATCATGTGGAGCAATGGTCGGAGCTGTTAGCAGGTGCTATGGAGGCTGCTGGTTCGGTTATTTGTAAGGCGGTTCCTATTGTGGCCGAAGCTTCGTCTGGTGACACTTGGGCGGATGCCAAGTAGTACGACTTGTGGTAGGATATTTCTGTAGCGTTTTTCTACCGATGCTGACAGGACAAGAACTGCTTTCGTTTGTGAAAGCCAATGAAGACATGGATCAAGCTGAGATTGCGCGTGGAGCTGGCTACGTGCGCATGACGGAAAAAGGCACAGAAAGCTTGTTGATCAACAAGCTCAATGAAGCGTTACTGGAAGCTAAAGGGTTAAAGCTGAAAAGCAGCAAGAAGCCCGGAAAGTCGGCGCAGTATTTGACCACAGTGCACCGTACTGGTGTGATTCTGGTAGGCAAGACGTACTCGCAGAAGTTTGGGGTGGAGCCTGGTGACGAGTTGAAGATCGTCATTGAAGAGGATTCGATCCGGTTGATTCCACAGCCTGCGAGTCGGAAGCCTAAGGCTGAAGCGGTGAACGAAGCCTGTGGTATTCCGGCCGCTGCTTGATGGGCGACAACGAGCTGCGATCTCGGTTATTGGCTCAACTGACGAAGATTGCAGAGCGTTTGCCGAATGGGCTCCTTCATCGGTTGGTGAAGGATGCCCAGTTTTTTCATGACTGGAATATGAAGAAAAAGAAAGCTAGGGCGTCTGCACGGTTAGCTCAGCACGAAGCGTGGAAAGTTAAAGCGGAGGATAAATACTGGCGTGGGGTTCGGCGTAACGGGTAGGATGAGGTAAACGCATTGACACTATGGCTGCTCGTAAGTCGTACTCGAATACCTGGAAGGGGGTGGAGCAAGCAGCCAAACGCGCAGGTGCAAAGTACCCCGAGCTCGTGGCGGCGCAGTGGGCGCTCGAGAGTTTCTGGGGGAAGCACACCTCGGGGAGGCAGAACTACTTCGGCTTGAAGGGGCCAGGCTCAGATTGCGAGACCACCGAGGTGGTGAACGGGGAGACGATTACGATCACAGATGGGTTTCTGGATTTTTCCGACCTCGGGGAGTGCGTGCAGTATTTGGTGGACCGTTGGTACAAGGACTTTGAGAGCTGGAAAGGCGTCAACCATGCGGTGAGCCGGGATGCGGCGGCGTATGAGCTCAAGGCGCAGGGGTACGCGACCGACCCGGCGTACTCGGAGAAGCTGATCAAGCTCATGGATGAGCATGCAGGCTCGGGGGGCGAAACAGAGGCTCAAAGCTCGTACACACGAGTACAAGCCGTGCGGGATACTTGGCTGAAAAAGAAGCCTGTGCAGTCCTCCGAGCTCGGGGAGGATGAGCGTGTGGCTGTGCCTGCAGGTAAGTCCTACAGCGTGCTGAAGTGGGATGAGTTGCCTGCACAGGCGCATGCGAAAGTTGAACTTGGTTATGGAGCGGGTACTTGGTACATCTATGAACCTCATTGGGTGCAAGAGGGTGCGCCGAAGGCGAAGCCAGAGGTGGACTGGGAAGACTTCAGTTGTCTGGTGACACCCAACCTCACGGTTGGTGAGATGCTTCAGTACGACAAGCGGAGGATTCCGGCGCAAGGGGCGTCAGTGCGAGCTCGGTTGCTGCGGACTGCGGCGGAGTTTCAGAAGGTGCGTGATGCTTGGGGTAGGCCGCTGGGGGTGACAAGCTTTTACAGGCCGGAGCCGATCAACCACCAGGTTGGTGGGGTGCCGGGCTCGAGACATGTGGCTGGGGAGGCGTTTGATGTCTATCCCGTGGACCGCAGTTTGGAGAACTTCTATCAGTGGATCCGAGTGCGGTGGACTGGTGGACTAGGAGATGGGCGCTACCGCGGTTTTGTTCATTTGGACAGGCGCGGAGGTGGGGGCTTTGTGCCCGGAGCTGGTGCGAGGCCGGCGGCGGAGTGGACTTATTGAAAACAAATCGTTCTCGATTATTCAATCAGTCGGATCGGTGTCGCGTTCATCGAACCAAGGCGCACGGATGTGTAGGTCGTCAAGCCGCACTGGTGGCTGGA